ACATTCGGCCTGAGTGGCTCTGCATTGTGGCCGATAGGGTCTGACGACTTATAACTTTTTCCCTTACCTTCCTGAAAAACTTATGTTTTGTTCGGGAAGTGCAAGGGAGAAAGTCTGATGCCACGTAAGAAAATAGAAGGTATTTGCTCCGTAGAAGGTTGTGATAAGCCCTTAAAAGGCAGATTGTATTGTCGCAATCACTATCAGATGAATTATCTATACGGTAGAACCACAAAGCTTCATTCTGGAGATAAGAGAAAGCATCCATTTTACATATTGTGGTTTGAGCGAAAGCAAAACAAACAGCTTTGTGAAGAATGGTTAAATTTTAAAGTTTTCGTTGACGGAATTAGCCCCAGACCAGAAGGTGATTATTTTCTTCTTCAGATTGACGGATCAAAGCCTTTCGGTCCCGATAATTTTAGATGGCAAGAGCATCTAAAACGCAAAGAAGGTGAGAGCAATAAAGACTGGTGGGCTAGGAAAAGGGCGGCTAGAATTGCAGCAAATCCGGCTCTTGAGAGCGATAGAAATCTGAAAAGGAAGTTTGGTCTAACTCGCGAACAGTATGACGAAAAGCTGAGAAATCAGAATTATGTTTGTGCTATTTGTGAACAACCTGAAGTTTGTATTCATCCAATAAGTAAAGAAGTTAAAAAACTTTCTCAAGATCACTGTCACAAAACTGGAAAAATGAGAGGTTTACTTTGTACCAGATGTAATCATTTTCTAGGTAGAGTGAATGAAGATATAGAACTTATCGATAAAATGAAGCAATACTTGCTAAAATATAAGGAAAATTAAAAATGGCATTCATAAGCTTTCCAGAGCCTAAAGATTTAGAATTGCCCATTAATGATGTCATATTGGATGGCCGTCCTAAGAATTTCCAGAAATGGGACGTTTCCAATCCCCATCCTGGCTATGGCAAAGACCCGAACATCCTCAATGAATACGGTCACACCAAATATCCTATGTGGGTAGGTAACGTGATTGTGAACAATGAGGACGAGGAAAAGGCTGCTCGCCGTGAGACCGCTAAGGCTCCTGCTGAGGCCGCTAAGCCTGCTGCTAGTGGCTGGGGCTCTTAATTAAATGGCTACAGCGCGCGATTTTATCACAATGGCAATGAAGGAGGCTGGAGTGCTTGGCTTAGGCCAATCGCTCAATGCTGAGGACATTAATGATGGTTTCACGCTGCTGAACAGGATGTTGAGCCAATGGCAGAAGCGCCGTTGGTTAGTTCCTAACCTATATGACGTTTCTGCTATTGGAAATGGTTCTAAATCTAACTTGATTGGTCCTGGTCAATACTATAACGCAGCTAGACCAGATAAAATTCAAGCTGCTTATTTTAAGCAGTTGAACGGTGGAGGGGGTAGCAGTCAGGTCAGCTATCCCCTAATTCCTATATGGAGCTATGAGGATTATTCGCGCATAGCTCTTAAAGAATTGCAATCATGGCCTATGTATTATTTTTATGATGCTGCTTTTCCTTATGGGAATGTTTTCATTTGGCCTGTGCCCACATCAGCCTATGAAGTGCATTTGATTTGTAAAGGCCCGATTGGATTTACAATTGAGCTAGAGAATGGGGTTATTACCGCTCCTGGTGCTGGATATGTGAACGGCAATTATGTGGCTGTGCCGTTCACTAATATTTCTGGCACTGGTGGAGGCGGCTTAGCTAACGTCACCGTGGCTGGTGGAATTGTTACGGCTGTTGTAATCTCTGATCCTGGTGACGGCTATAAGATTGGTGACACTTTAACCATCTTAAATACCAACCTTGGCGGAACTGGAGCAGGTTTTATTTGGACTGTTACAGAAGTTACCGATGACTTAGACGCTGAATTTAACATGCCTCCTGAGTATGAGGAAGCTATCCATTATAATTTATGTGTGCGTTTAACCAGCATGTATCAAATGCCTCCTAATCCTGTGCAGGGTTCTTTAGCCGCCATTGCTTTAAATACTATCAAGCGAGCTAACGCTCAAATTCCTAAGCTCCGTATGCCTCCTGCTTTACAGTTTGGTGGCAATTACGGCTTTTATATTTTCAACGCAGATCAGCAGTAAATGAGCAGGCTACCACTTCTTAGCGCTTCTTATGCGGGGCAAAGCGTAATCGCTTCAGGTCAGGAGTGCGTAAATCTATATTCTGAAGTGAATGCCAATGTCGATCCTCAGGCACCAGTTCCTATCACTTATTATCAAACTCCTGGCTCAGAATTATTCGCAAATTCTAACATAAACGCAAAAGTGAGAGGTGCGTATAGGACTAGTATCGATACTGCATATTTTGTTGTTGGGCCTAATGTTTACTATTTGGCTAATGATAGAACCGTTATTTCTATAGGAAGCATATCAGATACCCCTACGCAGGTATATTTTAAAGATAATGGGCATTGTGTAGTTTTGGTAGACGGCACTAACGGCTATGTTATTGATATGGCGTCTAATGCTTTTTCTATCATAAGCGATCCTAGTTTTCAGGCTGCTGACTTTGTAGACCTTTTAGATACATTTTTTATTTTTAATATATCAGGAACCAATCAATTTTTCATTTCAGTATCTAATGCGAATTATACTCTACTCAGCACAACTGGTGCTTTCGATCCTTTAGACATAGCAGCTAAGTCGGGCTTCAGTGACCCTATTGTGGGTATCGCTGTGGTGCATCGCGAGTTATGGCTAATAGGCACTTTAACTACTGAAGTTTGGATCGGCACTGGCGCTGCTGACTTTTATTTTCAGCAAGTTCAAGGAGCTTATATCAATCATGGTTCTTCAGCTAGTTATTCTATAGCTAGCCAAGATGTTTTAGTTTTTTTCTTGCAGCAAGATCAGCAAGGAAATGGACTCGTGCTCCAGGGTCAAGGTTATGATGTAACTGAAATTTCGACACCTAGAATAGTCGCTGAATTTAAAAGTTATGTGACTTTATCTGATGCTATAGGTTTTTGCTTTCAATTATCTGATCATTCTTTTTATGCTTTAATTTTTCCTGCTGCTAACAAATCTTGGCTCTATGATCTTTCAACTAAGCAGTGGATTGAATGGAATTGGGCCGATGCCAATGGAGTTTTAAATAGGCATAGGGCAAATTGCTGCATGTTCGCATTCGGTTTAGTGTTAGTAGGTGATTGGGAAAATGGAAGAATTCTTAGATTAAATCCTGATATGAATACAGATTATTTCCCTGCTACACCCACAGGACCAATTACCAGAATTAAAACATTTGCCCACATTACCGGCGGTGATTATGAGCGAGTGTCTTATAAAAATTTTGATGCTGATATCACTGTGGGCAGCATTGAGGATCAGGAAGCTAGTCCTGAAATTTTCTTAAGCTGGTCAGATAATAAAGGTGTGAGCTATGGTAATCCCGTAGCTCAGTCTATGGGCAAAACCGGAGAATTCTCAACTACAGTTTCATGGAATAGATTAGGAATGGCTAGAGATAGAGTTTTTAAATTGCAATGGTCAGTTAACGCTGACATTGCATTGAATGGCGGCTTTGTAGAACTCGCTAAGGCTAGAACGTGACAACTAACACCAGACCAGTTCCAAATACTCAGTCAGCTGTCGCCGCTACGGCTGATGGTAAGATTAAAGTTTTTCTCATTACTCCCTGGACGCAATTTTTTCAGCAGTTTGTGCAGAAGGCTCCTGCTCCTGTCGATGTTAGCTCGTCAGCGCAACCTTATCAGGCAAACCAAAGAGGAAAGATTATCATGAATTGGCCGGCGGGCACCCCGACAGTGAATTTCTACAGAGGAAATCCTCCTCCGGTAGGAACCGACCCTATTATAAATTTGAGCGGTGTTCGCATAATTCCTATCGCCATTGGCGATACCTTGACTTGGACGTTTGTCGGCAATCCTGCCACTGATCCTACAGTTTTATTTTACGGAGATTAGGATCATAGACATGAATGAATTAGTTAGCTTAGATAATCTCAACACTAGAGATAAGATTTTCGCTGCTGAAGCATTTATGAGGGAGCAGCCTCAAGTTGAAATTCCCGTCAAGCATTATTTTTCACAAGGCGTCTACGCTCGCGAAATCACCATCCCGGCAGGCGTCATCCTGACTGGAGACATTCACAAATTTAAGCAATTAAACATTTTGTCAAAAGGCAGAATGCAGGTATATACGGAGGAGGGTATCCGGGAAGTCGAAGCGCCTTTCACTGTCGTATCGCCTCCTGGCACGAAGCGGATTGCCCACACTCTCACAGAATGCGTTTGGACTACCATTCACGGCACCGATGAGACTGACGTGAGCGAGATAGAAAAAGTTTTCATCGCTAAGAGCGAAAACGAGTGGTTAGAATTTTCTAAATCCGCTCAGCTGGAATTAGGATTTTAAGTCA